TCCTATACCAATTGCAACTCAAGCACAGCTGGGCGGTGTAATACAAGGTGATGGTGTATTAGTAGGCGGTTCTGGTATACTTACATTAACTCCTGCTAGTGGTTCTACCATCGGTGGTGTTACATTAGGACCAGCGTTTTTTGCTTATCAAACACAGGCACAAAATATAACATCATTGACTACCGCAACCGGAGTTGGTCATATTGTGAATATTGTTAAATATGATACAACAAAATTCAAAACTGTTGATCAATCTACCTTTGACAATGCTGGTAATTTTACTCCATATCGCACAGGATACTATCAGGTTAATGCTACTGTAACTATAGCTACCGGTCCTGCAACACCAGCAGGCCAAACTTCTGCCATAGGTTTAGGTATTAGTGTAAATGGTGCAGGATTATCTGGTGATAGTTTATTTAATCAAATAGTTGATTTTAATTTAATACCTGGAACATTTGGAGATACTACTGCAATGTGTTCTACTGTAGTAAAAATAACAAGTCATACAGATACCATACAAGCTGCCGCTCAACTAGCATTTTCTGATAGTAGTAGTCATACTGCTCAAATAAATGTTACAAATACAAGTAATTCAACTCTTAGTGTAGTATTTTTAAGAGATTTATAAAAATAAAAAAAGTATGTCACAACTAGACTTGCAACTGCCGGAATCTCCATCTGGCAGTGATCTAGGAATACTTCGGTCAAACGATAATTATTATATTCCAATCACTGCTTATGATCCAACACCGCAGTTAGGTCCTGTTATATATGCATTAACAGAATTATTAGATGGCGGTATAGCATCTTGTACTTCAGCAACTTATGGCACTAGTTTATTAGATCTAGGAGATAGCAATACAGGTACTGATATTACTACAATTTCATTTGGTTCATCTGTATCATCTAGTACATGGTTGCCATCTGATTTAGATTTAGATACTACAACTGGATACATTTTTGGATATGTTCCTACACAAACAGAATATCTTAAAAAATATTCTATAAATATTTCTGCTACAAAAACTTATACAACATCATCTGTATCCGTAACTACACTTAATACATTTACTCTAGGAATACTAAACAATAACCCAGATATTATAACTTGGGTAAGTAGTAACACATTGTCAATTCCTCAAGGAATGATCAGTGATCTTTCTATTGTAGCCACACATACAGAAGCTCAATCTGCCTTACAATATAGTTTAGTTGAAATTATTGATACAGGTAATGCAACTGTAAATCAATATACTCTTACAAATATGAGTAGTGTAGTAGGAATTACTACAGGAATGTCCATAGTACAATTATCTACAACTACTTCAGTATTAGCTGATAATTCTTTTGTGGTTAGTATAGGTACTAGTACTGTTACACTTAATCAAGTTACTACAGGAACAATAGTAAATGGAAAATTTTCATTCACACCTTATATAGGTGGATTGAGATTAACTAACACAGGTAATATTATAGGACAAGGAAATACTACAGGAACATTTACAGCCACTGTAGTAACATGGAATCCTTATTACTCTGTGGAATTATTAGATGGTGGGATAGCAGACATAGAATATGATTATGATGCGTATGGCGGATATTCATACTCTTTCAACGGTATTCCAGGAAGAAATAATAATATTATTCCATTAGATGGCGAAACTTCAGATCCTTATGGATTATCAATAGACAACGGTTCAGCATCAAATGTAGGTAATTTACTTATAGATGGCGGAAATAGATTATCCAATCTAGGATTAAAATTAGATGGAGGCTATGCATCATCCTATTATGCTGTTGTTATAGTATCTGGTGGATCTGCATCATTGGGGTATATTCAACCAAAGTATGATGTAGACGGGGGATATTCTGGCAGTAAATATAGTGTTAATGATCCAGCTACTGATGGCGGGTCTAGTATTAGTTTATATGGTAGTAATGAAAATTTCCTTAATGGAGGAAGCTCGATATCAGCATTTAGTTTTTATAACAATGATGGTGGGGCTGCTAGTACAGTATATAGCGATAATGATCCCAAAGCAATAGGTGCAGGTGTTGTTGTTATTCCTCCATTTGATACTAGTCTAACAGGACCTATATACATATATCCATTCTCTACACAAAGTTTAACAATCAATATACTTCCATCAATTCCGTATACTGGTATATATGTAAGACCTTTCCTAAGCATACCTAAACGTAAATCTTATTTGGAATTTATCAGCAATACTAAAATATTTCCTCCCAACTTGTTATATAGAGGTGATGATCCAAATTTTGGTGTACAAAAAGATATAAAAATGTTTTTAGAATTTGGTATTCAATCGATCAACCTCAATGACTATGTACCTGCATTATGGGAAAATTTTAATCGTCGTAGATTAACATTTGAAAATATTAAAGTAGCTCGAGCTAAAGATCAAGCAGGAAATTACTTGTATGATGTTATCTATGCAGATATTATAGATAATATTAATGGAGTTAAATTAGTTATCTATGATAAAAACAACATTTACTATCCTGCAAGTATAGCAAACATGAGACATAGATTAGAATCCATTGTACTGCCAAATTATACATATATATCTGTTGACCAATATCACTTGCCTAAATTTATGCAGACTGCACAAACAGGAACTTATTTGCCTACGAATTATATTAAAGTTGTTCCGTTATGCTATGTCCAGCCCGGAAAAAGTAGCAGTATCATTGATCAAATTAGATTATCAGGATTTGATTTTAAATTATATGATTTTGAAATTGATAGATTGATAATACAAAACAGCTTAGATAATACCACCGATAAATATCTATTGTTCCCACGTAACTCTTTAACAACAGTGATACCTCAGGATAATTTAATATTTGGAGATGACGGTGTACAGATTCCGATAACAAGAGCCTAAAAATGACTACTATAAGCAATTTACCACCTTTAATAAACATAACCAATACTGATTTGGTTATAGTGTTAGCTGAAGATCAGCAGGTTGATCCACCTATTACGAAACAAGTATCATTAACTACAGTATTTGCAGAAGCATATAATGGCATATTAGGTCCGCAAGGTACACAGGGATTGCAAGGTACACAGGGATTGCAAGGTACTCAGGGAGTACAAGGATTGCAAGGGGTACAAGGTATAGCAATACAAGGTACTCAGGGATTGCAAGGGGTCCAAGGACTCCAAGGCCTGCAAGGTATTGCACTACAAGGTACACAAGGTAAAGCTGGTACCATACAAGGTGCACAAGGACTCCAAGGCGTTCAAGGTCGTGTACTACAGGGTACTCAAGGTATGGCTGGAAATTCACAAGGACTCCAAGGACTGCAGGGTGTGCAGGGAATTCAAGGACTGCAAGGCAAAGCAATACAAGGATTACAAGGTACAGCCGGTAATATTCAAGGTGTTCAAGGACTACAGGGAATTCAAGGACTGCAAGGCAAAGCAATACAAGGATTACAAGGTACAGCCGGTAATATTCAAGGTGTTCAAGGTATCGGTGGCACTAATGGAATCAACGGGACAGTTATTGCTAGGACAAATACCACAACTAATGTTACCGTTGAGGCTAATTCAAGTACCACATTTACTATTCAAGGATATAAAAGTTACGCCTTATTAAAATTAGCAACCAATGCCGCTGCCTGGGTTAGATTGTATACATCCAATGCCGCATTAACAGCAGATGCATCAAGAGTGCAGAGTATAGATCCCTTGCCAGGTACAGGCGTTATTTTAGATGTTGTTACCACAAGCTCTACTCTAGTTCCATATACTCAACCAATTACTCCGGCATTGATCGGATTCAATGACGATGCAACCCCTACAATAAACATATACGCGGCTGCAACTAATTTGAGCAACACAGCAACAACTTTAACAGTTACACTGACATTATTGCAGTTAGAAACTTAAATGTCTACATATTCTACAACACTAAATGTTTCTTATGGTAGTGATCCATTACAATTTGTAAATTTGTATGTTCCTACAGGAACTCCAAAAGGAACTATTTTACATATACACGGTGGTGCATGGTCTGCAGTTAATGGATCAGTAGGACCATCATCAACATCAACTGATCCTAATATGATACCATTTGTTACAGCAGGATATGCTGTGATAGATATGCAATATCGTGATCGAGGAGTAGGCAATGGCGGAGGAACCTACATTACAGGAAACTCTCCGGGAGATGTTGCAGATGTTGTTACTGTATTAAGTCATTGTTTAGATTCTGCTGTGGCTGCGTCTGCAGGGGGAAGTTGGCCAAGTGTACAAAGTTATATTGCCGCTAATGGTGGATTATTTGTAGGTGGTTCTAGTGCTGGAGGACATCTAACTATCATGGGTGTTTGTACCTACGGGACAAATTCAGGAAAATGGCCCAAGGGGGCTATTAGTATAGCAGGACCACTTAACATAGATTATTTTACTACATCAACAAATTATATTGATCCGTATATAAGATCAATAATTGTCGATGATTATATTCATACTGGTCTTGAAGCAGATCAAAAACTGGCCAGTCCGCTTTGGCAATATGGAACACAATTAGGTGAAGGTGAGGCTCCTACTCCAGGACCATGGTTTAGTGCAGTAAATGCCAGTGCCTGCAAATTTATTTTTGTCCAAAATGATAACGATACATTGGTACCTCTCCATACTGTGGCACCATGCATTGTTAGTTTTACCACTTATAATTCTACCAATACTAGTGTAATCCGTGTATTAGAAGGCCCACCTTTAGGTGATTGGGACGGATTTAGTCCTATTACCAATAAAGGTTCGTTGTCTTTAACGAGTCAATTACCTAGCAGTGGTCAAACATTAGGTGATATGTATTCATTGCCAAATGGCACTTGGGTTTATAACAATGGCACTTACCCCGGTGATGCATTTTATCCAGCATCAGTAAATGGATTTACACTTTGGTTCCAACATAATTATACAACTCAGGAATATCCAATGTTGTTAGATAATGCCAACGCAGTATTTGGAAATATTACACTATCACCTACGGGAACATTGACCACAGGTACAACTGGTGTATTATATAGTCAACAGATTACTGCCAGTGGTGGCACAGGCCCATATACATATACAATGGCGTATGTCCCTAGCAATCTGATTAATGGTATTAATTTAAGTTCTTCGGGATTGCTTTCTGGAACTACCAGTGTTCCAGGTTTATATGCGTTTTCAATAAGAGCCACAGATGTCAATGGCGCCACAGTGGTAGGAAACTATCAACTGACAATTACAAGTGCCGCTCCTATAAAATACAATCCCAAACCTTTTTTACAAGGTCAGGATGCAATATTTACAGGAAATCGGTATCCTAGAGGCTATTGGCACAACCAATATCACATGGGTATCGAGACACAATTTTCTGGTGACATTTCGAATAGTACAAATGCTAATCCAGATTTTAGTGCAACTCAGGTTTATGTGGTAGATGAAATATGGTGGGGTACAGGAAAACCTACTGGACAAGATCTACAGGCATTGTGTGATTATTGGCGATATCACGGTATTAGTCCAGGTGTAGGTATTAATCATGCTGCCGAAGGAGGGTATTTTGGCAACACTCCTGTACCAACTGCTACTATACTTGCAGATGCAATAAGGTGTGATTGGATAGCATTAGATCCATATTTGTTTACAGCTAGTGTGCCATATTTTAATAGCGGTAACTCTGCAATAACACAGACTAGCATTAACACTACTATTGCAGGGTTAGTTAATTGGACACAAGGTTGGATTGATAGACTTGCACCATATGGCATTCCTGTTGTACTAATCACACAAGGTATTAGAGAATTAAGTATGCCTCAGAATTATGTGGATCAATACTTAGAAGTACAATATAGTACTTTTGGAATACAGCAAACACCACTTAGACTGGTATTTCCTTATGAAGTATTGTTAGGCCTCGAAGTGTTTACATTAGTTAATGTAGATGTTAGTGGGCACGTTAATGCACATCCTTTTGCTAAAACCAATCAACATTTTCCAAATTTAACTTCTGCTAGACCTGCCAAAGGTCAGTTATACCCTAGAAATACTTTCAAGTACTAAATCAATTTCATATAAATACACTTATTACAGGTAATCGATATAATGACCACAAGACCAAATCTTACAGCACTACCCCATTTAACTAACCCTACAGCGGGCGAAACATTGGTAATTGTTCAAGATTCAGCTGTAAATCAATATATCACTATACCACAGGCTAGAGAATTATTATCAGGCGGTCCTAGCGGTCCTAGCGGTCCATTGGGCTTTCAAGGTGTACAAGGTCCTCAGGGATTACAAGGTCCTCAGGGATTACAGGGTGTTCAGGGTTTGCAAGGTTTACAGGGACATTGGGGTCCACAAGGAGTTCAAGGACTTCAAGGACTGCAGGGTGTTCAGGGATTGCAAGGAGTACAAGGAATACAAGGACAGCGCGGTATTCAAGGACTTCAAGGAGTCCAAGGCAATCAAGGAGTCCAAGGCAATCAAGGAGTCCAAGGCAATCAAGGGGTCCAAGGCCCCCCATCTAATGTAACTAATGCAGTTACCGGTGGAAGTACCGGTAGTCTACTTATACAATCGTCAGCAAATGTAACTAGTTTTGTACCAATTGGTCCAAATGGATATCTATTACAATCAAACGGTACAACTGCTACATGGGTAAGTACAAGTAGTATTGTAACTTCTCCTGGACAAGCAAACAAAATTTATGTCAACACATTAACCAACACAGACTCTACAACTTATTATCCAGTAATGGTGCCCGGAGTAGGGTCATATGTTAACGATTATGCCAGCGCTAAATTAAGTTATGTTGGTAGTACTGGAGTACTAACAGTACCGTCAATCGCAATAACAACTACTACTGATTCTGTATCAACTACTACAGGTGCGTTAACAGTTGCCGGGGGTATCGGTATTGGCGGTAACATTTATTTCGATGGAGATTTATATCAACATGGACAATTATTTGTAAGTGGTACTCAAGGTCCGCAGGGTGTGCAGGGGACACAGGGTATTCAAGGAGTACAAGGGCTTCAAGGTGAACAAGGGCTTCAAGGAACGCAAGGTCTGCAGGGAGTCCAAGGTATTGCTATTCAAGGTGTACAGGGACAAGCCGGCAGTATTCAAGGAACACAGGGCGTGCAGGGAACACAAGGACTAGGTTCTCAAGGTGCACAAGGTATGGCTATTCAAGGTACTGCCGGAAATACTCAAGGAGTTCAGGGAGTTCAGGGAACACAAGGACTAGGTTCTCAAGGTGCCCAAGGTATGGCTATTCAAGGTGCCGCTGGAAATGTTCAAGGAGTTCAGGGGACACAGGGGACACAGGGTATAGGTGCCCAAGGTGCACAAGGTATGGCTATTCAAGGTGCCGCTGGAAATACTCAAGGAGTTCAAGGAGTTCAAGGAACACAAGGTATAGGTACTCAGGGTGCACAAGGTATGGCTATTCAAGGTGCCGCTGGAAATACTCAAGGAGTTCAAGGAGTTCAAGGAGTTCAAGGAGTTCAAGGTGTAGCCATTCAAGGTACTGCTGGAAATACTCAAGGAGTTCAAGGAGTTCAAGGAGTTCAAGGAGTTCAAGGTGTAGCCATTCAAGGTACTGCTGGTGATGTTCAAGGGGTTCAAGGGGTTCAAGGCCGGTTAGGTAATCAAGGTAACCAGGGATTCCAAGGTAACCAGGGATTCCAAGGTAACCAGGGATTCCAAGGTAACCAGGGATTCCAAGGTAACCAGGGATTCCAAGGTAATCAGGGATTCCAAGGTAATCAGGGATATCAAGGTTTTCAGGGATTTCAAGGAGCAGGTTTTCAGGGATATCAAGGTAATCAGGGATATCAAGGTAATCAGGGATATCAAGGTAATCAGGGATATCAAGGTTTGGGTAATCAGGGATATCAAGGTAACCAAGGTAATCAAGGTTTTCAGGGATATCAAGGTAACCAAGGTAATCAAGGTAATCAAGGTTCGGGTAATCAGGGATATCAAGGTAATCAGGGATATCAAGGAGGTCCAGGTAGTGGTGGAATTACATCATTTTCAGTCGGTGGCCCAGGATCAGCAGGATATGCAATATTCGGCAATGGATTAGTTATACAATGGGGATTTAGTGCTACATGGGGTGGCTCAACTTTAGCTCAAGCAATTAATACTCCACTATCACTCGCAGTAAGTTATTATAATTTAACTCATAATGCAGGAGACACATATAGTATCGGTGAAATATCAGCCAAACTAACAGGTGGACCACCCTATACTACAATAACTCCTTCTACTAACGGCAACACAAATGAGTGGTGTTGGATTTTGATAGGTTATTAAATAAAAAAATTATGACAATATATTATTCACCATCATTACGAGGTTTTTTTGATTCAACTATAACTACTGTAAGTATACCCTCCGACGGTATAGAGATAGAAAGTACATATAGAGACGAATTGCTTAAAATGCAAGGTCAGGGAGGGTCAATTGTTCCAGACGATACAGGAAGACCTGTTCTAGTCATGCCTAATACTGAACAGATAAATTTAGATTTATCTAAAAATGTTAGAGCACAACGAAATACTTTATTAGTCAACAGTGATTGGACTGAACTTCCTAGTGTACAACTAGCACATAGTAATGATACAAATTGGATTTCATCGTGGGCAACTTATAGGCAGGCACTTCGTGATTTACCTACACAGACAGGATTCCCAAATACAATAAATTGGCCTAATCCACCACAGTAATTAACTCAAGAAAATTCTCTAACAAACTACAACACATTAAATACCTATATAATATTATATATAGGTGATTAATGCTTGACACTAGTGATGAATTAATTTTTGTTCAAATGGTTTTGGACAGTGGTGGGGACCTGCAACCTCTAATAATTCCAGCAGAAGAAACTCGAGGAACTGCCCTTGCTAACCCTACAATACTAGTACGCAACAGTGAAATTCTAATTAATATTAGAAATTTAAATTACGTTCTGTATCATGCAGAAAAAGGTCGTCACGAACATGTCTGGGGCCCATTAACATACCTTAATCCAGAAAATGATGTTGTACTACGTACCACAAATTATATTTGTAGACTTAATCCAGATCTTACAATAAAACAATACCTTAAAGTAGACACCACTAAACTTGATGTAAAACCACTCTGGGAATTTATTGGTTTAGAAGATTGTCGTCTAGCTGATTGGAATGGAAAATTATTCCTATGCGGAGTTCGACGTGATACAACTACCAATGGTGTAGGTCGAATGGAACTATCTGAAATTGAACTCACAGATACATCAGCTACAGAGATTGCTAGGACTCGTATGCCTGCACCTGCCCCAGACAACAGCTACTGTGAAAAAAATTGGATGCCTGTAATAGACCAACCTTATACTTGGGTAAAATGGACCAATCCCACTGAAGTTGTAAATTTTAATCCGGAAACAAAAATTACCAGCACTACCAAATTAGGTGATTGGGATTGGAGTTTTAAGAAAGATCAAAGAGGTGGCTCACAGGTTATTCCTTTTGACGGCGGATACTTAACTTTGACACACGAAACTGATTTGTACAATTCCGAACGTGGTCTTAAAAATGGAACTTATAGACACAGATTTATCTTTTGGGACAAAGATTTTAACATGCGCCATCGTTCTGAGACATTTACATTCCTAGGTGCTAAAATTGAATTCAGTTGTGGAATGGCTGAGTACGGTAATGATTTGTTAATAACATTTGGTTTCCAAGACAATGCCGCTTATATCCTTAGAGTTCCCAAAACTTTTGTTCATGATTTCTTATATGCTTAATACTTTAAAAAACTACGCCTACAATATAGAAGACCCGCAAGCAAATTTTGATCTTGCATTAGAATACGATGCATTAGGTCAAAGCTATACTGCTATTTCTTATTATCTCAGAGCTGCCAATTTTACAGATGATAAAGAACTTGCCTATACTTGTTTGTTAAAGATGGGAACTTGGTTTATCAAACATGAATGTAGGAACTTTTCTGCAGAAACTACACTTCAGCAAGCAGTAGCATGGATGCCAAAACGTCCCGAAGCTTATCAAATATTAGCCACACATTGGGAAAAGAATCAAAAGCATCTCGAAGCATACCAACTTGCTACCACGGCAATAGAAGTCTGCGATTTTAATCTGCCACCATTGTCTGTTGATTTTGGAAAAATTGATCTAGAAGGCCTGATGATACAAAAATTACTCAGCGGTTGGCACATGGGCAAGGAAGATCAGACTAGAAACATTTGTCAAGAGCTTGTAGATAATCATTGGGATAAATTGACCCAAGAACAAAAAGATCTTGTAGAAACACGTATCATTTCGCTAGGATGTGGTTATGGATTTAATCACAAGTACCTTAAAGAAATGCATTCGGAACTTAATTTTAAATTTCCCGGTAGTGAAAATATAAATGATAACTTTGCACAAGTTTATCAAGATCTTTTTGTATTGTTTATGACCAATGGTAAACGCAATGGAACATTCCTTGAAATAGGTGGATCATCAGCATGGCATAAAAATAATACAGCGCTGTTAGAAAGAGATTTCGATTGGCGGGGCGTTAGTGTCGAAATTAAACAAGAAAAGGCTGACGAATATAAAAAACAAAGACCTAACATTAATATGATTTGTGCCGATGCACTACAACTTGACTATGTCGATATATGTAGTAAGTTTCCGGATAATTTAATTGATTACCTACAAATTAATCTCAAACCAGCTCGTAAAACATTTGAAGCGTTGTTAAAGATTCCTTTTAACCAACACAAATTTAGTGTAATAACCTATGCACACGATTATTATGGCGATGTAACACGTAGTTTTAAAGATAAGTCTAGAAAATATTTTAAAGCATTAGGTTACGAATTAGTTGTATCAGATGTATGTCCCAGAGATAATTGTCCTTTTGAAGATTGGTGGGTTCATCCGGACCTAATATCAAGAGAAAAGATAGATCAAATTAAAAATTTAAAATCAGATCTAGAGTCTATTGATAAATTTTATATTACCAAGAATTCAAAAAAAAAAGCAATACTAGATAAACTTAAAAATAAACCCAAAGTTCAATCTAATTTTTTTACTATTAATACTGATTATAAAAAGGGCATTTGGGTTATAGATAATTTTTACAAAGACCCCGACGCGGTTCGTGAATTTGCACTTCAGCAAGAATATATCCAAGGCGGATTAGGACGTGGATTTATAGGATCACGTACTGCACAACAGTTCTTATTTCCTGGACTTAAAGAAGAATTTGAACGTGTGATGGGGCATAAAATTGTTCGATGGGAAGATCACAGTATGAACGGACGTTTCCAATACGGTATGGAAGGTGATCCGAATGTGTACCATTGTGATGACCAAACTTGGGCAGGTATGCTGTATCTTACTCCGAATGCACCATATTCTACAGGTACAGGTACGTTTGCAGGTAAAAATAGTGATATTAGGCATAAAGAGCATCCTAATATTTTAAATTGTTTTAGGCCAGGGTCACAAAATTTAGATGGTACTATATTTGAACCTGTTGATAGTATTGGTAATGTCTATAACAGGTTAGTCATATTCAATGCTGGATACTTACATTCTGCTTTGGGATATTTTGGTTATACCAAAGAAAATAGCAGATTGTGGCAAATGTTCTTCTTTGATTGATCAAATAAATACAAACGAAATACATATTTTGGAGTCCAATACACATGGCCAGCACAGTAACTAATTTAATTAATACAATTGATACAGGATTTCCTGTAGCAGGACAAAACAACGATAGTCAAGGATTCCGTTCGAACTTTAGCATCATACAATCAGCATTACTGAATACCGAAGCTGAAATTGAAAGTCTACAGTCTCTACTAGGAACTAAAGGAGATGTATATAATAGTTCATTAACAACACCCGGTTATCAACAATTGCCAGGCGGGCTTATTATGCAATGGGGTCAAAGTGCTCCAATTACAGGCCAAACAACAGGAACCGTGACATTTGCTACTCCATTCTCTACTGCTGTTTTAAGTGTTACTGCAACTCCTATTAATGCAACATACAGTACAACTACCACTATTACATCACAAGCTGTTTCATCATCATTAACTGGTGCAACATTTATGGCTATTGGATCAGGTAGTGCCGCATTCAGCTACATTGCACTAGGATACTGATGTTTAATCCACTAATAGAAAATCCAAGTAAACTCAAAGATCAAGATCTTGAAAATAAGATTCTTGATCTAAGTCGCAAGTACGGCATTGCTATGCGTCTAGGACAAGGCGGTATAGCACAACAAATTGTTATAACCTTAGATGCTTATAGAATGGAACAGCAGGCTCGTCAAATTGAAGCAATGAAGACAATACAAGAAAAACAAAAGAAACAAGGCCTGGACGATTTAATCAATGTTGAATGATTCAGTACATCAATTTATTTGGCCTACAGGATTTGCTTGTACATTAATTACAGAAAAAATTATAGTTCCAAATTCTTATTCTATCGGCGTTCATATTGAACCCAGTGCCCAAATGAACATTGCTTTAGGTTTTAGAAAACTTAGATACTTTATTGAACACTATCTTCAAAACAGTATTTTTGTTCACAGGGAACATCCAATGGTTCCTATATTATTAGAATTAGAAACCAATTTAGTATTATTTCCAACAGATCCCTATGATTATTTTGTAGGTGGGGTACTTAACAGTAAGTTTATTGCTATTACCCAAAAATATTTTAATATCAGTGCTATAACCATTGACAGTGCGGTAGGAGATCATATACAATACTGTATAGAAGAACCAGAAGACTGTGGTTTAGAACTCAAAGGCGATCACTGGTGGAATATAGATTCAACAGGTACAGGCTCTCAAGATGAGAATTCTTGGGAAGAACTTAATATTACAGATAGCCCTAGATTCGAACCACGAATTGTTAAGGGCGGACGCAGTGAAGATTGACAAATACGGACAAGCATTAATATCAACCGAAGAAGCATTTCAAGCATTGTATAACAACAAGTTATCTTCGCTTAAAGATGTGTATGTTGACGATGATAAAACCATTGACCATTATAATACAGCCTGTGATATCAACGCTGATAAAATTCCTAGATTACAAAAATTGCTAGATAAAGGTTTAAGTATTGAAGAATTTGATCGTAAAAATCAAAGTCAATGGTATATGCCGCAAGAATATTTAAATTTTGACATAGAATCTTGGTTAACTGAACAATGCAATACTGACACAAAAATGATTAGATTGCAGAATGAACTAGTACTTTTTCGCCAACTTAATATGATCGACCTACTAAGATATCTTAAATACTTAGTAGATACCATGCGAAAACATAATATTGTATGGGGAGTGGGTCGAGGTAGTAGTGTAGCCAGTTATGCTCTGTATCTCATAGGTATACATAAAATTGATAGTATAAAATTCAATTTAGATATAAATGAATTTTTAAGAACACAAGGAGAATAAAATGTACAAAACAGCACAAGGTAAAACAATTGACATGGATAAACTAATGCGTCAAAACGAATTAGTACCAGCAGTAGGCAATGCAGGAGTAAATGCTCGAGGAGATAAATTAGGTCCTGGAGGTAAAATAATTAAAAAACGTGAAGATGTTGTAGCTGAATATTACGATAAAAATCCCAAGGCACAAATAAAATCTACAAGTCGTCAAGTTAAATCTAATACGGTAGCAGAACCTATGCCAGAAACTTCAACTCCGCCGGTTGTACAGAAACCTGCTAGTTCGGCACCTGCTGAAGTTGTTGTAACAAAAAAAACTACTACAGGTGAATAAATGAAAGTACAAGGCAAATTAAAATTATTGCGTGATAGCGTGTTGTTATGCGATATGGAGTTTGGCGAAGAAAAGACCACTAGCGGAATTATCCTAAAAAGCGATGATGGTCGCGTTGAAGGCATCAAACCACGCTGGGGCCGTGTGTGGGCAATTGGTCCAGAGCAAACTGATGTTAAAGTTGGCGAGTGGGTTCTTATGGAACATGGTCGTTGGAGTCGTGCCGCAGAGTACGAAAATGAAGATGGTACTATTACTAAAATTCAAAAAGCCGATGTCAAGGCAATGTTAGCCACAGCAGATGAGAAGCCAGCTGGTGCTTATCGTGGACAATAATTCTTTCAAATACTGTTGACAAACAAAATATCCCATGTTATATTAATATCATGGGATTTCAAAAAAGCTGGGACGTGCCCGATATAGCACGACAAATCAATACACTTACTTACGAGATTAACTCACCTCGCAATGATGGATTTCTATCATGGGGATGCAAACAAGATCTCTATAGAATAAAATGGCTAGTAGAAGATGCACTTAAAAGATGTGGCACTTATGTTGGCGAAGAAGAATGGCTCAAAGAACAAGAGCAAAAAAAGATCATTAGGATATTGAGCGATGATATTTAATAAAATAAAACAATTAAAGGCTGATGGAAAAAAGATAGGAATAGTATTTTCAACATTTGATTTGCTTCATGCAGGTCAGGTTGCTATGCTGTCAGAAGCTAAAAATCACTGTGATTATTTGATTGCAGGATTACAAACTGATCCTACTATCGATCGCCCAGATACTAAAAATAAACCTATTCAAAGTATTGTAGAACGCCAGATTACTGTCAGTGCCACTCGTTATGTGGATGAAATAGTTGTGTATCAAACTGAAGCAGATCTATGTGACATCTTGCTAACACTACCTATTGATGTTAGAATATTAGGTGTAGAGTACAAAGGTGTAGAATTTACTGGTAAAGATATCTGTAATCAACGAGGAATTGGAATTATTTACAACAGTAGAGACCATAGTTTCTCAAGTAGTAGTTTGCGTAAGCGAGTGGCAGAAGCCGAGAAAGGTAAGATATGAGTAGATGGGGAAAAGTATCAGAAATGCAAGCAGGAAGAGCAATACCTATGACACAAACATTAACATTAAAACAAAGACTGGCACGATGGCTAATGTCCGATGACAGTAATCAAAACAAAATAATCAGCATTGATGACGATAGACTTGATATCAGACAAGATAGTTCAATTCGTTTTGAGGTGCACAATGCATCAGGAGGTCGTATAGTCCAGACTCGCAGATATGATGAGCGTAAAGATAGACATTTTGAAAGTCTGTATATTATCACATCAGATAAAAACTTTGGTGAAGAAATTGATAAGATATTGACCATGGAGGCTCTTCGTGCCTAATCGTTGCGAAATATGTCGCCGAGAATATACGCCAGAGTGTGACTACCGGCAAGGACGATGTCCACATCATCCCAGTTTATTAGAACAGATAATTAAATTCTTTAGGAGCAGAAATAAATGAAAGAACTATGGGTAGAAAAATTTAGACCAAAAACAGTTAGCGAATATGTGTTTGTAGATGACTCACAGAAGCGGCAAGTACAGAGCTGGATCAAAGAAGGCAGTATTCCACACTTGTTATTCAGCGGTGCCGCAGGTATTGGTAAAACAACTTTGGCTAAAGTCCTACTCAATGAACTAGGCATTGAAAGTTATGATATCTTAGAAATCAATGCATCACGAGAAAACAATGTAGAAACTGTGAGAGATAAGATCATTAACTTTGTACAAATGATGCCATTTGGTCCATTCAAGTGTGTGCTGTTAGATGAGGCTGATTATCTAACCCCTAACGCACAGGCTATACTTCGCGGTGTTATGGAAACATATTCCAGTACCAGTAGATTTATTCTAACCTGTAACTATCCTAATCGTATTATTCCAGCAATACATAGTCGTTGTCAAGGTTTTCATGTACTAAAAACTGATCAAACAGAGTTTACAGCTCGGGCGGCTACTATCCTGGTCACAGAAAATGTAGACTTTGACATTGACACCCTAGACACATTTGTTAAACTTAGCTATCCAGATCTACGCAAATGCATCAACTTATTGCAACAAAATGTTGTAGAAGGTAAACTAGTATCTCCAAGTGCAGGTGATGCTGACTCTACAGACTATAGACTAGAAATGGTTGAATTGTTCAAAGCAGGCAACATTCAAGGTGCGAGAAAACTGTTGTGTAGTCGTGCACGACCAGAAGAGGTTGAAGAAATCTTTAGATGGTGTTATGACAATATTGAATTGTTTGGTGATACTGAAGAAAAGAAAGACTCTGCTATTATCATTATCAAACAAGGTCTTGTAGATCATACATTGATAGCTGACGCAGAGATAAACCTTAGTGCTACCATGGCAAAATTGGCCAGACTACAATAAAAAAAATAACCGCGTAGTCGATGCAGGTCGGTACTACGCGGTTGGCTCTTGTTAAGTCAATGTTGTTTTATATTTTAATCACTAATATCTTCCTTATAGATTGATAATACTTCTTTAACAACTGGATGTCTTTCCACGTCTCGAGTCCCGAACTTAGCCATAGCAATCATACGCGAATCACCTCCTTGTCCGTATAGATTACAAAATTCTAGCAAGCCATTCTCATGTGGTCTATCTGCTTGATTTAAGTCTCCAGTTACTACCATGCGACTGCCTTCTCCTATGCGAGTAAGTAACATTTTCATTTGACTAGCGGTAGTGTTCTGACACTCATCTGCAATAATGAAAGCGTTCTTAAATGTGCGTCCACGCATCATCGCTAAGGGTGCAATTTCAATAACACCGTCTTCTAACATCTCTGCAATTTCTTTTGGATGATAGTAGTCTTCGAACACATCCATGATAGGACGAGTCCAAGGCTCCATCTTTTGATTTAAGGTTCCTGGTAAGAAACCGTGATCCTCATCTACACTTACAGCCGGCCTTGTGATAATAATTTTACTAATCACCCCCTCTTTGTATAGTTTAATGGCCATTTGTACACCCAACATAGTTTTACCCGTACCCGCAGGTCCGATGGCAAAAACAATGTATTTCTTGGGATTTTTTAACAATTCTAGGTAGTTTTCCTGCGAAATATTTCGTGGAACTATAAGAACTTGTTGCTTTTTTTTCAAATAAGGCTTGATCTGTATCAAGTTATTTGTGTCAGAAATAAATCGAGGATCTCGAATATTCTGATCTCTTTCGTTTCTTCTTCTAGCTTTGGGCAATTTTACCTCCTTGGGAAGATCGACCTGCACAGATATTTACATACTATACTCAAAATACACCTCAAACACACCAAAAACGATTAATCTATTTTACATCTCCACTTACATAAATAAAACAGTAAAGAGAACAACCATGCACGATATAGTAGAAGTAATTAAAAACATACAAAAACTCAGCGAGAACAACGGTGCGTTCAAAGTTATCAAAGACTTTGAGCGAGTTCTTGACGAGTTGGATATATATGTGTTTAAGAATTGGAGTGAAGGCGAATTGGTTGAAGGGCCTGATGTCAGTAGATACAGCGTCAAATGCGGATTCATGTGGGACCTCAAAGAGATGCCAGATCCCGAAGGTGCTAAAAGACTCTACGACTATGGATGTCAAGTTGTTTATAAAAAAGAAAATATCCTAATTCCCCGCAAGATCAAAGATCCCGGAGATTTCCGTCCTGGAACTAAAAAAGGTAAGATTGATGCACATCCAGTTTGGGTTGTAGAAATCACTATGCCCAAGAAACTCATGCAAGATGTTTACATCGGCAAAGAGAATCAAGATCACAATCAAATGGCCGAGCTAATGCGTTATAAGAATGACGAATCAGTAGGCACAGATGAAGTAGCACAAGAAAGTCCAGAAAATGCAGTACCAGAAGAACCAACCCAAGCATAAGCTCAATGAAGGACTAAGGTCCGGAGATCTTAAAGAATTCGTCAGTGAACTATTCACTGTTGATCAGTATCGCAGTAAAATGGGCGAAGACCGTGATGTTGTTGTATTAGGATTCCGTGTTAAAGAAAAGTATCCAGCAATTGACCTAGTTGAGTTTATTGAAAAGGGTTATCCTTTTATTCTTGATGCAGACATGAGTTCAGGCGAAGAACATGATGGACAGTATCAAGTATTTGTAGAACTAGAGCGTACACCTAAGTTACCCGGACAATTAAAACACTTGTTAAATGGTGTAAGCCAATTAACTGATTGTTATGATTGGAAATTTAGATATCAAAAAGCAGATCACAGCGTTCCATTCGATGAACAAAGTGTTATGGAAAATATTCCACTGACTAAAGAAGACTATGACAATCGTATCATGGAAATGAAACACGGAGATATTTCTAATTTCTTTAATCAAGGTACAACAGAAGTTGCACTAGAAGCAGACAATACCTTAACTTTTAGCAAACCCTACGCAGGTGATCTTACTGCTAAATTTGTATCAATAGGCGATTATAATGATGTTAAGGACACAGTTCCCGGCGCACTATCATTAGATGAAAGTAGTCAAAGCGAAGTTACATTCCTAAACAAATATCTAGGTAACTATGATATCAACAAAATAGGTGATAAGTTTTTAATTAGGAACGGTAACCGAGCAGTTGTCATTGAAAAAGGTAGGTGGTAAAATTGTGGATACTACATTTTATTCCAGATGAGTTATTACAGAAAGCTATTTTATTTTTAATATTTTTTGGAATATCTTTATATCCTATAGGATTTTTGACAAACTTTCTCCCTGGTGGAAAAAAATATAAGAGTATTATTTTTGTTATTGCAACATTAATTACAATAGTAGGATTTTACTTTGAAGGTAGTTATAGTACAGAAATGGAATGGCGTAAGAAGGTTGAAGAAGTACAGGCAAAAGTTGCAGCCGCAGAAGCACAGGCTGCCGAAGCTAATACAAAAATAAAAACCCGTATTATTAAAAGAACTAAAGTCATTCATGATCGACAAATTATTGTAAGAAAAGAATTGCAACAGGTCGAGAAACAAATTAACTCAGAATGTAAATTAGATCCTATTGTTAATAAAATACATAATGATGCGGCTAAAAATCCAATGAGTATAGAGAAATGAAAAAATTATTAATTGTATCATTGTTAACTTTATTAGTAGGATGCGCTACAACTCCTGTTCCTGTAACCATTAAATTTCCAGATGCTCCCGAACCGCTTAAAACTGCCTGTCCAGACCTACAAACAGTAGATCCGGCAAATACCAAACTCACAGATGTACTAGGAGCAGTTGTAGGCAACTACAGCACCTATTATGAGTGTAAAGGCAAAGTAGATGATTGGATTGAATGGTATAATCTACAAAAATCTATCTTTGATAAATTAAAATGAAACAAATTGTTCTATCCTTATTAATGTTAACATTGTCTGGCTGTGCAGTTGTAGATGCTTATCTAATGACACACTATGATCCTAACGAGTATAAAACTATAACAGAAATTCGTGCAGAATCTCAACAATTTAAAAATCAATGTGATGATGCTGTAGCCAGCCAGACCAATGCTGTTAAAGTGGCCACTGATACTCAATACTTTGTACTATATAGTGAACACATTCCCAGAAATGATAATATGATCGCAGCCAGTAAAGACTTACATGATATAGCACAGGGACTAGCTGATCAATATTCAAAAGCCAAAGTAAGTCCAGCATTTTGTAAAATAAAATTCACAAGCATAGAAACATCCGCAGACAGGATGCAGACAGTTATAGCAGGGAGACCAAGATGAGCGTAGAACAACACCAACAAGCATTGTTAGAGAGTTATCAAGGAACCAATGATCCAAAAGTACAAGAATCAGCTCGTACTGCAAATGAATACACAGAATTACTAAAATCAGGACAGGTAAGTAAAGACGAATATATACAAATGATGCAAGATATTATTCGTGTCAATAATATTAATCGAAGTGTAGATAATATGCAGGTATTAGAACACATGAATACTGCAATTAATGGACTGATTAATTTAGCCAGTCTAGTGTAAATAATCAAAAGAGGAACATATGGCAGATTTTATTTTAAGTCAAGATCAATTAGCACAGATTATACCCGGCAATCCCTATGTGGATCATTGGTATACAGCATTAAGTCAAGCATTACCAGATTACGATATCAATACTCCTCAACGGGTCGCGGCTTTCCTAGCACAGTGTGGACATGAAAGCGGCGGATTTACCGCTATCAAAGAAAACTTAAACTACAAAGCAGAAAGTCTTGTTCGTGTATGGCCTAAATATTTTCCTAATATGGATATAGCAAATCAATATGCACACAATCAAGAAAAAATTGCCAATAGAGCCTATGCTAATCGCATGGGTAATGGGCCAGAAGAGTCAGGAGATGGTTATAGATTCTGTGGCCGAGGATTGATCCAATTGACCGGACGCAGTAATTATCAGGCATTTGCTGATAGCATAGAAACAGATATCAATGATCTGCCTGAATATCTAGCAACCTTTGAGGGTTGCGTACAGTCAGCATGTTGGTTTTGGGAAGCAAATAACCTTAATCAATATGCAGATAATTTTGATTTGGTAACAATGACCAAAAAAATCAACGGGGGCACACTAGGCCTTGATGATCGTACCGAGAGGTATAAAAAAGCACTACAAATTATGGGAGCATAAAATGGCATTAATAGACAGTGTATTGAATTTGATTACAAAACAACCTAAAGATCCTAATGCAGTTAAACCACCTGTGGGATCACGGTCAGAGCGTGAAGCAAAACTCAAAGACAAAGCAGGGATGGTAATTAGTGTATTTGCACTATTACTTGCAGTGAATTCATGGTACGGTGGTACTTTAAGTAGCAAGGTGTTAAACAACACAATTGCTTCAAACAATGTATGGGCATTTTATCAGGCTAAGAGTATTAAACAAACTCTAGCTGAACAAAGTCTTGATGATGCCACATATCGCAAAGAAACAGACAAAATGGCTAAACTACAGGCCAAGATTGATCGTTACGAAAGCGATCCAAAGACAGGCGAAGGTAAGAAAGAGCTAATGGAAAAGGCACGCAAGTTAGAATCAGAGCGTGATGAAGCTAGGAAACGCAGTCCATGGATTGGCTATGCTAGTACCCTATATCAACTAAGCATTGTTGTATTATCTGCAAGTATTCTTGCTGTTAGTATGAGTATGTTTTGGGGAAGTTTCTTTGTTGCCGGACTTGGATTATTGCTATCAGCACAAGGTGTATTTTTGTTCTTTTAATAAAATACTAAGTTAATATAAAACTACCGCTCCGTAAATAATAGTACACTATTATGGAGCGGTTTTTTAGTGGATCCACTAACCCTATTTGCCTTGGCCAACGGAGCTGTTGCTGCCGTTAAGAAAGGATGTCAATTATACAAAGACATCAAAGGTGCCGCAGGTGATGTTAAGGCCGTTCTCAAAGATCTCGACGATCAATTCCATAAAGCACATCCCCCTGGTACTCCAGTATCAGTAGAGGTAAAGAATCAATTTGTTCAAGAAAAAAATCGTGTTATAGAATTAAACAAGCGTGACGGTGAAACCGCAGGTATATATACCGAACTTGGTAATTATCTTGGGGACTTTTTTGATGCCATGACAAAATGTATGGCAGTCATAGAAGAAGAAGAACGCAAAAATCGTGAAGAGCTTTATGAAGGCGAAAGTAGTTTAGGTAAAAGAGCACTCCAACTTGTACTAATGAAAAAACAATTAGAACAAATGCAGGTTGAATTACGCGAAATGATGATCTACAATGCACCCCCTGAATTAGGTGCACTTTGGACTGATGTCAGCGAAATGATGAAATCAATGGGTGCTGAACAAAAATTCTTACTTAAGAAAAAACTACGAGACGAAGAAAGAATAGCGGCTAGAAGACGAGCCAAATTTAAACTTTATATGACCGAATTAAGTTACGGTGGAATAGCGTTTGCATTAGTGATTGCTATGGTAATTTTAATGGCGTGGGTGTCACATGATAGACGACAACGATGGCCTGAACTAGAACCCGATGTTCTTGCACAAAAACGAGAAGAAAGAAAAAAATTAAAATTAATAGAATTAGAAGAATGGCAAGCAAAACAAAAAGCTGAAGATGAATATTATATTAAACATCAACAAGATTTTGTTAATTCACAACGAGTCAAAGAAGCTAATGATGATTTGAAAAATGAAGATAAACCAGGAGAACAGTAATAGCCACAGTCCATAATCCCAACCCTACTGCGGTCATTAACCAAAAGAATGTTTCAAAAGGGAGATCAAGTACCCAATCTGTAAAACTATCATTATTTTTTTGATTATCATCTTCAATTTCTTCTTGCATTCAAATATTTACTGGTAGATTAAGCATATATTACATAGCAGATAATTCCTGCCAATAAAAATAAATAATAGTACACCAACATGGAGTAACAAATGGCTGACGAACAACCAATTAGCGCAAGTGAGCAGAAAAAAGAAGACTGGATGAATAGCAAGTGGCGTCCTATGATGGGATGGATGTACATGCTAGTCTGTACCATGGACTTTGTAGGATTTCCTATTTTGTGGAGTTTATTACAAGGATTAGATCACGGTAATGTGTCAAGCCAATGGCAACCATTAACTCTACAGGGTGCAGGATTATTTCATATTGCTATGGGTGCTGTTATAGGTATCAGTGCATATGGACGAACACAAGAAAAATTAGGCGGAGCGGCTGGTCCAACAATGAACTTCCCGCAAGGAGCAGGAACAACTTATGTTCCACCCGGACAAGGTAATGTCAATGTAAGTAACCAACCAAATATGGGTGGGGGTTTTGGAGGAGCAAGCAATGGCGGATTTGGGACACCAGCAAGCGGGGCGCCAGCATTTGGCACACCTGCGTCAGGAGGATTCGGCAGTTCCAGCAGTGGTTTTGGTTCAGCACCGGCCGCAGGAGGCTTTGGTAGCAGTACAGGAGCTGGAGCAACAACGACTGGCTTTGGCTCAGCCCCAGCAGCCGCACCAGTCACAGGTCAAGTAGCTGTAGGATTTGGTGGTAAACCAGCCCCAGTACCTGCACCGGATCCAGTAATTTAAAAAAAAGGGTATAACATGAAAAAAT